CGCGGCGGCGGCGGCCTCGACGCAGGGCAGGACGGCGCGCGAGCCGGATCCGGTGGGCGCGTGACGCGTTCGGATCCGGTTCGGGTCGAGGGTGCGGCGAACCTGCGCCGCACTCTGAAGGGCGCGTCGGCGGACCTGGCCAAGCAGATGGCCACCACGCACCGGGCGGTGTCCGGGCTGGTCACCGCGCAGGCCCGCCCGGCCACGCCGCGCCGCTCTGGCGCCCTGGCGGCCACGCTGCGCCCCGGCGGCACCCAGACCAAGGCGATCGTGCGGGTCGGGTCCGCCGCCGTCCCCTACGCCGGGCCGATCCACTGGGGCTGGGCCGCCCGCAGCATCCCCGCCCAGCCCTGGGTCGCCCAGGTCGTCGACACGAACGAACCGCAGATCGTCGAGGCGTACCTGGAGCGCGTCGACGACATCCTCGGCCAGGTCAAGGGACAGTGATGACGAACCTCCGCAACAGCAACGCCGTCCTGTGGATCGTGTGGAAGGGCGAGCAGATCGGCCCGATCGCCACGATCGCCGCTGACCGGCTGCGCTACGAGATGACCGCGCAGCGGCAGGGCTGGAGGCCCCTGGGCAATGACCCGGCGTTTTCCGGTCAGATCTGGGCGGCGTTCGTGGCCTGGACCGCGGCGAAGCGGTTGAAGCTGCTACCGAACGACCTGACCTGGGAGGAGTTCACGGCCAACGTCGAAGGCGTCGAGACCGAGGACGAAAACGACGACGTGGACCCTACCCAGCCGGCACCTGGACCCGAGCCCTCGTCCAGCTCGCCGTCGTGACCGGCATCCCGTTCGCCATCTGGGCCGCCGAGGACGAGGCGGTCGTCCTGACCGCGATCGACGTGCTGCAGGAAATGCACGCCGGCAGCGACGCCTGAGCCACCGCACCGCAGCAGCGCAGAGGGAGGATCCCGACCGTGGCCAACAAGGCCGTCCTGACGATCGAGGTCCTCGTCGACGCCGCGAAGGGCGCCGCCGGCCTGGACAAGGCCGGCGGCAAGGTCGGCAAGTTCTCCTCTGGCGTCAGCAAGGCCGCCGTGCCCGCGGCCGCCGGGCTCGTCGCGCTCGGCGCGGCCGCGTTCAGCTCGGCCGACGCCGCCGCCGAGGACGCGAAATCGCAGGCGATCCTGGCCAAGGCCCTGAAGAACTCCACCGGCGCCACCGCCGATCAGATAGCCAACACCGAGGACTGGATCTCCAAGACCTCTGAGGCGGCCGCGGTCTCCGACGACGTCCTTCGCCCGGCCCTGGGCACCCTGGTGCGCGCGACCGGCGACGTGGCCGAGTCACAGGACGCGATGGGCGTCGCCCTGGACATCGCCGCGGCCACGGGCAAGGACGTCGAGACCGTCGCCGGTGCTCTCGCGAAGGGCTACAGCGGCCAGACCACCGCGCTCGGCAAGCTCGTGCCCGGCATGGACAAGGCCGTCCTGGCCACCAAGGACATGGACAAGATCACCGCCGAGCTCGCCCGCACCACCGGCGGTTCGGCGGCCGCCGCTGCCGAGAGCACCGCCGGCCAGGTCGAGGGCATGAAGATCGCGTTCGACGAAGCCCAGGAGTCCCTCGGCTCCGCGCTGCTACCTGCCCTGACCACGGGCGCGGACCTGCTGGCCGACTTCGCCGGCTGGGCCCAGCGCAACACCAAACTGTTGCTGATCATCGCCACCGTGATCGCCACCGTCGCCGGCGCGATCATCGCGCTCAACGTCGCGCTGAAGGCCTACAAGGCGATCCAGGCCGCGATCACCGCCGCGACCAAGGCCTGGGCGGTGATCCAGTGGATCCTCAATGCCGCGATGCTGGCGAACCCGATCGGCCTGGTCGTCCTCGCCGTGGTCGCCCTGATCGCGGTGATCGTGCTGCTGTGGAAGAAGTCCGACACCTTCCGCAACGCCGTGATCGGCATCTGGCGCTCGATCCAAGCCGCCGCCGTCGCGGTGTGGAAGGCGATCAAGACCGCCGCACTCGCCGTGTCGGCGGCGATCAAGACCGCGATCAGCGCCGCCGTCAACGCGATCAAGGCGGCCCTGACCTCCATGAAGACCGCCGCGCTCGCGGTGTGGAACGTGATCAAGGCCGCCGCGATCGCGGTGTGGACCTGGATCAGGGGCCTGGTGCAGCGCGAGATCAACGGGATCAAGGTGATCCTCAACGCCCTGAAGGGCGCCGCGGCCGCGGTGTGGACTGCGATCAGGACCGCCGCGACCGCGGCCTGGAGGGCGATCAAGGACTACGTCCAGACCCAGGTCGACCGGATCAAGGATCTCGTCGAGGCGGTGAAGACCAAGGCGAACGGCGTCTGGGACTCGATCAAGAGGAAGGCCGAGTCGGTCTGGAGGTCGGTCTCAGACGCGGTCGCAGCTGCGAAGAGGGCCGCCGTAGCGCCGATCGAGGCGATCGAGGCCGCGATCGACGACGTGATCCAGGCCGTGAAAGACCTGATTTCCTGGGTCGGCAGGATCAAGATCCCGAAGATCTCACTGCCGAAACTGCCGGGGACCGGCGGCAAGTCCAGCGCGCCATCGACGGCGCCGTCCGCCCTCGGCCGCACGGGGGCCCGCGCTGCGCCGACGTCGAGCGAGCCCACCACGGTCATCCACATCAACGGTGCCCTGGACCCGGTCGCGGTCGCCCGCCAGGTCCGACAGCTGCTGCTGGACGACGACCGCCGCCGTCGCGGCGTGCACCTGGGCCGCGGCATCGTGATCGGCGGCCGCACGTGAGCACCGGCGTGAAGTGTGAGGTCCTGCTGGACGGGCAGCGCCTGCAGGACGGTTCTCCCGGGGATGACCTGAGCGCCCCGGTCGGACTGTCCGGGCTGAACGTGTCCTGGGGACGCGCCACGAACCTCGACCAGCCCGACCCGTCTACCTGCACCCTGCAGATCCTCGACAGGCCCGGCGGCGCCTCGTTCCTCGGCCTGGTGCACACCGGCACGCACGTGACCGTGAACGCGACAGGGATCGTGTACCCCGACCCGACGACGTCGACCTTCCTCGACCCGGGTTTCGAGACGACCGCGCCGGCCGCGGCGACCGCCGCGACCGCCGCAGCCTCGACCCGCCGCGCCCACACCGGCGCCCGGTCACTGCAGGTGCTGCCGCTGGACCCGGCCCGCGGCTGGAGCGTGATCCTGCCGCCGGCGGCGTTCGAGCCGCCCTCCGGTGGGGATCCCGCCGCCTGGGATGCGATCCCGACCACGACCCGCGGGCAGACCTGGAGCGTCGGGCTGAGCGTGTTCGCCCCGCCCGCTGCGGCGGTGCAGGTGCGCCCTGTGGTCTTCACCTCCCCGACCCTGGGCTCGGCCCAGGTGATCGACACCCCGGTCGCAGCGACCGGTGCCGGGGCATGGCAGGGCCTGCTCGGCACGTTCGTCCCCGGCGTCGACGGCGCCTGGGTCGGCGTTCAGGTCAGCGTCTACCCGACCGGGCCCCGCTGGGATCAGGTCGCCCCTGCCCTGACATGGGCCGGGCTCGACCCGGTCTGGACGTGGCGGGACTACGCCGCCACGTACGTCGACGACGTCCAGGTCCTCGCCCCGGCCACCGGCACCGCGCGAACCGTGCGGGTCTTCGACGGGCGGGTGACGAACCTCAGCGACGCCTGGGACTCAGGCGCGAAGGGCCCGGTCGTCGAGGTGACCGCGGTCGACTTCACAGCCGACCTGGACAACCGCGACGTCGGCGACGAGCCGTGGGCGGTCGAGACGATGGCGGCCCGCTTCGGGCGGATCCTGACCCTGGCCGGGCTGCCGGTCACCTCGGTGATCGACGACACCGTCGCCGGGCTTCTGGTGTCCTGGCAGGACGTCGACGCCCAGCCCGCCGCCGCCCTGCTACGTGACCTCGCCGCCTCCGTCGACGCCACGATGTGGTCGGCCGTGCACCCCACGACCGGTGCCTACCTGCGCGTCGAGGACGCCTCGACCCGGGCGCCGCTGTTCACCCTCCTCGAGGGGACCGACGGCATCGTGCGGATCGTCACCGCCGGCGGCCGCGTGCTGTCCGCGTGCGAGGTGCTACGCGAGCCCGTCTCCTGGGTACAGAGCGTGTCCGACGTCTCGACCCGCGCCGTCGTGTCCTGGCAGGAACAGACCCTCGACGACGAGGGCCAGCCCGCCCCCACCGAACGCACCGTGACCGTCGTCGACGTCGACGCCGAGGTCGAGCTGGGCACCAGACGTATCTCCCTGTCGACGCTGCTGCAGAGCAGCGGCGACGCCGCCGCGGTCGCCGACCGGCTCCTGGCCCGCACGTCGTCCTCCGACTGGCGGGCCCGCAGCTTCACCGTCGACGACGTCCTGCTGGCCGGCACGGAGGCGAACAAGGGCCTGCTGCTGGACCTGCTGGACGGCACCAGCCGCATCGGCCTGCCGATCCGCGTCGTGGACCTGCCGGCCTGGGCGCCGGTGCCGGACCTCGCCGTCTACGTCGAGGGCGCCTCCCTGGACTTCGAGGCCGGCCGCTGGATCGTCGCCGCCACCCTGTCCCGCGCCGCCGGCCAGGGCCGGTCGGTGACCTGGGCCGACCTCGACCCGACCTGGACCTGGAGCGACTTCGACCCCGGCATCACCTGGGCGGACCTGAACGGCGTCGCCGGACCTCTGGAGGACTGATGGGCACCACACCGATCCTGGCGATCCCGTACATCGAGCCGGGCGACCTCGTCACCACCTATCCGACCCAGGACAAGGCCCAGGCCGAGCGCCTCGAAGCATTCCTAGCGCCGGTGTTCGGGAACTACGCCCGAACCGTCAACCAACCGATCGCCACTGGCACCGCGACCACGGTGATCGGCTCCCAGGTGGCCGCCGAGGGCGGGATCACCCTGAACGTCGCGACCGGTGAGGTGACGATCCCCGCCCCGGGCCTGTACCTGCTCACCGGCTGGGCGGCGTTCGTCCCGAACGCAGCCGGATACCGGTACTCCTGGTGGGTCAGGAACGGAGGCCGGGTCGCGAACGCGCACTGGCCCACATCGACCATCACCAGCTCGGAATTCTCCGTTCCCCTCACCGCGCTGGCCCGCTGCGCCGCCGGGGACAAGATCTCCTACCAGGTCCAGCAGAGCAGCGGCGTCTCACTAGACCTCGTCGGCACCGTCCAACTCACCGGCTACCAGGTCGCCCGGATCGCACCGTAGGAGGAAGCATGAGCTACGAATCCCAGGCTGAACTCGCGGCCGACCAGACCTTCGCCCAGCGCCTAACCGCCTGCACCAGCGAACAGGCCCAGGCCTTCCAGAACGACCCCGAACCGGCCGTGAAGTCCCTCGCCGACCGGATACTCGCCGACGCCGGTCTGGGCCTGTCCTGGTTCCTGTGGCCCGTGGCCACCGCTCCCGGGTTCGGCGACGCGGACGGCCAGGAGAACATCACCGACGGGCAGCTGCTCGCCGCGGTTCAGACCGTATGGCCGACGGTCGCCGCCATCCACCCCGACGAGCCCTGATGGGCGACTTCCCGCTGATCTGGATGGCCGACGTGCTGCGCGCCGGCGGCTGCACGGTGATGGAGGCTCCGGACTGGAAGACCCGCGGCCGTCCGCGGCCGTTCGGCCCGTTCGGGATCATGGTCCATCACGACGCGAGCCCGCCGGGCGAGACCGCCGCCGGCTGGGAGGTGATCGCCTACGGTCACGCGAACCTCGAGGGGCCCTGCGGAAACCTGTGGCTGGCCTACGACGGGACGTGGTGGTGCATCGCCGCCGGCAGCGCGAACCACGCCGGGGAAGGCGACGGGTCCTGGGGCGACATCGACGACGGCAACCACGACACGATCGGCATCGAGACCGACCACACAACGGATGAGCGGTGGACCACCGGGCAGCAGTCGGCCGGCCTGCGCGGCATTGACGCGCTGCGCCGGCACATGGGCATGAGCGACGCCCAGGTCGGCCGGCGGATCCTCGCGCACAAGGAATGGGCGCCGAGCCGGAAGGTCGACCCCGACCCGATGGACATGGACGCCGCCCGGGCGAACCTCATCGCCTACGACCCGACAGCCGAGGAGGGCTTCGTGGAGCAGGTCAGGAAGACCAGCAAGACCCCCCAGGTGATCCCCGACGACGGCAAGTGGCACAACCTGCGCCTGTCGCACCCCGACGACGACAGCGGCGTCTACGGCGTCAAGCCCGGCGCCTACTACTGGCTGCTGGACGTCGCCGTCACCACCGCGCTGATGCCACCCGGTGAGACGCTGCTGCTGCGCGCCGTGTCCACCGAGGGCGACGCAGACCACGTCGTGACCGGCGCACCGGTCGGCGCCGGCACCGCCTCCGACCGGGCCGCGCAGCACTTCCAGTGGTCCGGCCAGGGCCGCAACGGCGACGGTCAGTGGCTGCGCGTCCAGGCCCAGACCACCGCGGAGGTTGAGGTCACCCGCACCGACACTGTCACCACCATCTGGTAATGAGTCCCTCATCTGCTGACGTCAGTACGCCCGGACGTACTGACGTCAGCAGCTACGCGACTACTGAGCTACTGACGTACTGACATACTGAGGTCACGCGCAAGTTGCGCCCGGGCCTCGTCGTCGACGAGCGCCCGCCGCAGCAGCGCCCGCAGCACGTCCTGCCCGGAGACCTGCGCGACGCCGAGCTCCGCCGCCAGGTCGATGCACAGCCGGCGCAAGGCCGCGTGATCGGCGGGTGCGACGTCCACCGTCAACCGCACCGGCTTCGTCCTCGGCGACAGCGCCCGTACCTCAGTACCCGTGTTCGGACGTACATCCGTACCTACTGACGTACTGGCGTTGAGCTCCCGCAGCCGCGACGCCTTCGCCGCCAGGCTCTCGGCCCGGCTCACGCGGCCCGCTCCTGGAGGACGTCGAGCAGCTCCGCGGCCACCGCCGCATACGGGCCGACCCCGGGCCGGATCAGGTCGCCGTAGGACTGCGACAGCGCCTCCAGCCGCGGCACAGCGGTCGCCAGGACCGTCCAGCCGTCCTCGGTCAGCGCCCGCCGCCAGACGCCCGTACTCACCGCGGCCGCGACCGTACGGGTCAGCAGGACCCGCGCCGCCGGCGGCCGCCCGTCGACCCGCAGCGGCCCGACGTCGTCGAGCGCCTCCCGCACCGCCGGCAGCCGCTCGACCTCGATCGGTGTCGGCGCGCTCGGCACGATCACCAGCGTCGCCGCCCGCAGCGCAGACGCCACGATCCCCGACTGGGTCGCCAGCGGCGGCGTGTCGATGATGACGACGTCGTACCCGACCGCCAGGCCGGCCAGCTGGCTGTGCAGCGTCCGCACCGGCAGGCCGATCGTCGCCCACGGCCAGCCCGCGGCCTCAGCCCAGCGCAGCGAGGACCCCTGCGGATCCGCGTCCACGGTCAGCACCCGCAAGCCGGCCCCGTGTAGTTCCGCCGACAGGTGCGCGGTCGTGGTGGTCTTGGAGCTGCCGCCCTTCAGGTTGACGACAGCGATCGTGGTCTCGGCCAACGTGTGTTCCTCCATCGGTGAGGACGCACCCCCTACGGTGAAGGTGTGCGCTGGTGAGCGGACATCCCCCGGCGGGCTTTCGGTCGCACCGCCGGGACGTACATCGGTCGCACGGGCCGTACCGTGTGCCGGCCCAGGGCCGGACGGCGTGCCCCGCGCCGTCCGGCCTCCCCCGGTCCCCCGGCCGCCGCGCCTAGCTTGGAAGCCGTGACCTGGATCGAGGCGGCACCGTTCGTGGCGCTCATCCTGGCCATCACCCTGTTCGTCTGGGTCACCTCACGGGTCGGCTGGCGCCGCGCCGGCCGCCCTTCACGCCTGATCTTCATGGTCATCCTGGCCCGCCAGCGCATGGACGCCGACCTCGATGA